CAGCATTTAACACAGTGCTTACAGCTGGTAAACTAATTGAATTCTATTTAGAAAATACCATCCAGGTAGCACAAGAATTAAGAGTATTACATGTATATGATGATGTAGAATCTAATGTATTATTGGTTCAAGATGATCGAGAGTTAAATAAGATATACACCAATGATGGGTTAGAAACAACTAAGATCTACCCAGAACAAGAAACAGGTGTGCTGTTAGCTCAGCATCGCCAACCAACTTTTTAGGAAATTGACTTATGGCTTTAACACAATCAGGTTTTAAGAAAGATGTAGTAGGCACTTACATACTCAAAGATCCTGGTGCTATTATTACCTACACCATAGACTGGGAAGATTGGCTCAGCACAGGTAGTCATGTCAGCACCAGCACATGGACCATCAGCACAGTCACAGGAGATGGTGCTAATGCTATGACTAAGGTCAGTGATGGCATCACCAATGGTCATAAACACACCTACATTGAAGTGCAGAAAGGCACCAATGGTAATACCTACGTGATTAAAAACACAGTGGTCACCACAGATGGCACTACAGATGTGCGTAGATTTAGAGTGCGTGTTGAGGACAGATATCTATAATGGATGAGATAAAAAGCAGTATAGACTACTTAGAGGACAAGGACTATGATACAGACTTGCCCTGTGTTGAACCTATACAAGAAGGCATAGCACCTAAGTGGGAATTCAAGCCACGTAGAAACCCTAAGTGGGGAGTAGTAGAACGGGCGGGGTTGGTTGTTGGGCGTGGTGCCAACAAGAAAGTGGTGCCACCTGATGAAGTCTATAAGTTAGCCAGCTTTGGCTGTGACCTACAGGAAATCAGTGATTGGTTTCAGATAAGTCGTGAAACACTCAAATATAACTTTCAAGACTATATCAACAAAGGCCGTAGTGAGCTTAACCAAAGACTTCGCCGTGCTATGATACAGAATGCTTGTAATAATAACAATGCCGCTGTTCAGATATTCTTAGCCAAAAACTTATTGAATATGTCAGACAACGGATTGACAAACGGTGACGGTAAAGAACCCCTCCCGTGGACGGATAACGATGGCACTGAGTAATGCACAGTCAGTAATTGCTAAAGACGAAAGGAGATTTAAGGTGGCCGTTTGCGGCCGCCGTTGAACGCTTTGGTAAAACTTTTTTAGCAATCCGACAATTGGCCAAGTATGCACGAGTCCCAAATAGTCGCTGTTGGTATATTGCACCAACCCGTGGACAGGGTAAAGGCATAGTATGGGAACAGTTAAAAGACAGGTTAGATAGTTTAAATTGGATTGCTAAGACTAATGAAAGTGATTTAACTATCACCTTGGTCAATGGCAGTGAGATAACCATTAAGTCTGCAGATGCAGGCGAACGTATGCGTGGATTTTCAGTAGATTTTTGCGTATTTGATGAGTTTGGAGATATGAGCGGAGATGTATGGACAGCAGTGCGTCCTACGCTAAGTGATAAAGAAGGACACGCTTTCTTTATTGGAACACCCAAAGGTGGGCGTAGCAGTTGGGCATATGACATATACAACAATGCCTTGACAAATGATGATTGGGCAAGTTTCACTTATACTACCTTAGATGGTGGTAGGGTCAGCGAAGAAGAAATAGAAAGTGCTAAAAAAGATTTAGATGCCAAGACATTCCAACAGGAGTATTTGGCAACCTGGGTTGATAGTGCTGGTAGAATATATTATAGCTTTGACAGGGCACACAATGTCCGCGAAGTTGATGATTTGAACACAGATGTTATATTCACTGGATGGGATTTTAATATTTCACCAATGAGTATAGTAATAGCTGTTAGACGAGGAGATGATTTATATGTCATTGACGAAATCAGAATGTATTCTTCTAACACCCAAGAAGCAGTGGAAGAAGTTCGTGCGAGATATCCAAGAAGCAAGATCTGGGCTTACCCTGATAGTGCGGCAAGACAACGCAAAACCTCTGCAGGAGGTAGCACGGATCTTATCCAATTGCAAAACGCAGGCTTCATAGTCAAATGCCTAAACAGCCATAATCCGGTGCGTGATAGGATTAATGCTGTGAATAGCAGACTATGTAGTGGAGATGGTCAAAGACATTTGTATATTAGTGCTAATTGCCGATATACTATAGAAGGATTAGAGCGTCAGACATACAAAGAGGGAACTAGTCAGCCTGACAAGGACAATGACTACAACCATATGATGGACGCATTGGGATATATGGTAGAATATATATTCCCAATCAGAAAAGATATAGGCCATGTGGTTCAACCAACCAGTTGGCGTCATGGATAAACTATAATAACAAGGAACCGTAGCAATGACAGATTACACCTTACAGAATGCTTATAATGAATTGGCCAGTGCCAATACCTTATATAACAATTACAAAGCCCGCTGGCAGTTCTTGCTAGAAAGCTATCTCGGAGGTGAAGAATACCGCACAGGTAAACACCTAACCATGTATAAAACTGAAACATCACAAGAATATGCACAGCGATTAGCCACAACACCTTTAGACAATAGTTGTCGTGCGATTGTCAGCACTTATACAAGTTTTTTATTCCGTGAAGAACCCGACAGAGAATATGCTAGCCTCAGTGATAATCTAAATCTCTTACCATTTCTTGAAGATGCTGACCTAGATGGAAGAACACTTGATGCTTTTATGAAAGATGTGGCCATATGGAGTGCAGTATTTGGACACTGCTGGATTATCGTAGCCAAACCACAGACCAATGCTCAAACACGTGCTGGTGAACTTGAGCAAGGTGTGCGTCCATATGTAAATGTATTGACACCTTTGGTAGTTACAGATTGGACCTGGCAACGTCAACCAAGTGGTGCTTATGAACTTAGCTATATTAAATATCTAGAAGAAGTCAATGACACATTCTCAACTGTTAAAGAATGGACTAAGGAAACTATTACTACTAGCCAATTAAACAATCAAAAACAAGAAATAGTTGATCAAACAGTAGAAGTTAATCAATTAGGTCGTATACCAGCAGTTATCTGCTATGCCGCACGCAGTCCAGTGCGTGGAATTGGTGCTAGTTTAATTACTGATATTTCAGATTTTCAGAAACAGATTTATAATTTAAACAGTGAAGTTGAACAAAGTATTAGATTATCAGGACATCCTACATTGGTTAAAACACCTGGCGTAGAAGCCAGTGCTGGTGCAGGCAGTATCGCACTCATGCCTGATGACATGGATCCAAATCTAAAACCATACTTGCTAAATGTGTCAACAGATATCAATCAGATCTATTCAGCAATCAATGCCAGCGTGGCAGCTATTGATAAAATGGCCAACACTGGTGCTGTGCGTGCTACTGAAGCTAGAACTATGTCCGGCATTGCCATGGAAGTTGAATTTCAATTGTTAGGAGCAAAGTTAGCAGAATTTGCTGATGCTCTTGAACTGGCAGAAGAACAGATGTGGCGTATCTGGGCACAGTATGAAGGTGGGGTTTGGGATGGTGAGATAGAATATCCTGGTGCATTCAACATACGTGACACAGCTAATGAATATAAGAATTTATACACAGCTAAACAAACAGCTACCACACCAGATGCTATAGCAGTGATTGAATATAATCTAAGACACTTAATGGACGATCCTAGATACAATATCAGCGATGAAGAATCATATGAACAGGAAGAATACCAAGAAAAAATTGATGATATAAACCGTATAGCCGCAGAAATCCGTGGACAACAGGTATCTAACACACCACCACAATTAGCTATGGAACATCCAACTACCACAGCAGAAGATAGACCTATGCACATACAAGAGATGATCATGCAGAGCTATACGGATGAACAGATATTGGCCATACACCCTGAAATCACACAGGCAGATATAGACTCAGCTAAACAACAATTATTAGAACAAGGATAAATCATGTGGCATCAACTATTAAAATTATTAAAAATTAAAAATTGTTTTATCTGTAAGAAAAAAATAAAATAAGCACTAGGAGCCGGACAATGAAACTTAAATCAGGAGGAATGAAAATGCCAGGAAGAGGAAAAGGTCGTGGAACAGGCAAGAAACCACCAAAGCGTTAATTGGTTGGAGTATTTCACCAGCATTCAAAAGGAATGTCCTTGGAGTCTAGCCGCTTACGTTAAAGGCGAGATTGATATTGTTCCTTGGGAAGGGTATGCTCTACCATTAGAAGGATATCAGGCAAGGATGTATACTATTGATGCTGAAGATCATGTGGTAGAAAGACTAGCACAGGCATTAGATCAAGGTGAATGTGAATGGCTCTATAGCTATCCAGGCTATGGTCCATTCGCAACACCTGTCAAGGTATTAATACAGCAGGACAGAGAAACATTAACAAGGCTAAGAAAAACGCATAAATAATACACTGTTATTGATACGGTCGTATCAATAAATATTATTTAACTACTCCCCGGAGGCATCGCAACATGAGCGAGCAAGAAATCATGGCAGGCAATTCCGTAGACACTGATACTACAAGCCAAACTTCACAAAATCAGGAACAAACAGCAATCGCAGCTAAGACATACACGCAAGAAGAATTTGACAATCACATTGCTGGACTTAAATCAAGTCTAACTAAGAAACTTCTAAAACCATATGAAGAACTTGGTGATGTCAATGAACTTCGCGCTCTCAAAGAAGCCGCCCAAAAGAAGGCACAAGAAGAAAGTCTAAAGAAAGGCGAATTTGAAAAGATCTTACAAAAGATGGCTGAAGATAAAAACGCAGAGATAGCTAAGAGAGACAGCGTTATTAGAGAATACAAGATTGAGACACCATTGGTCAATGCCGCAGCCAAATATCGTGCTGTAGCACCTGAACAGGTAAGGACATTATTAAAAAATAATATCAATCTCAATGCTGACGGTGAAGTTGAAGTATTAGACAATGCAGGACAAATCCGCTACAATGACAAGGGTGTTGCCCTAACTGTAGACGACTTAGTAGGAGAGTTTCTACAACAGAATCCACACTTTGTTCAGGCTAATCCAGCTACAAGTTCAACCAAATCAAGTATCACTAATAGTCAAAGTTCCTTAGATATCACAAAATTGGATATGAAAAATCCAGAACATCGCAAAGTCTATGCTGAATATCGTAAGACAGCAGGACTTGCTTAATATATTTTAAGGAGATTTAATCGTGGCAACAACAACAACCAGTTTGAATGATCTATTACCTAGTATCATTCAAGAAGCACTTTTCGTAGCTTCAGAACAAAGTATCATGCGTGGACTAGTAAAGAACTACACACTAGGCCCAGCACAAGGTAAGACAATCAATGTGCCAATTTACCCACAGGTAACAGCGGCAACATTGACAGAAGGCACAGCAATTGCAATTGGTAGCAGTGCATACAGCAATGTATCAACAAACACAGCAACACTAACAATTGGTGAAGTTGGTTTAGGCACACACATCAGTGACCTAGCACGTATCGCTTCAGCATCAAACGTTGTAGCTGATGTAGGTCGTTTATTTGGCGAAGCTATTGCAAGAAAAATTGATAAAGATTTAACAGCTCAATTTGCTAACTTTACTACAAACGTAGTAGGATCAGCAAACATTTTAGCTATTTCTGGTGCTATCACAGTATCTGATATTTTCAAAGCAGTGGCTAAACTAAGAAGCGCAGGCGTTCCAACAACTGACATGGCCTGTGTATTACATCCATCAGTTGCTTATGACTTAGTGGCTAATTTAACTAATACATACGCTAATCCAAATGCAGGCGACCTTCAAAACGAGGCTATGCGTATGGGCTATTTAGGACTTTTAGGCGGAATCCCTGTGTTTCAAACAAGTAACATTGAAAACAATGGCACAACAGGTGACTATGTTGGTGGTTTATTCCATCGTGATGCATTAGGCTTTGGCTTGATGAAAGACGTCAGCATTGAAGTAATGCGCAGTCCTTTAATGCGTGGTGACGAGCTAGTAGCTTCAGCACTCTACGCTACAGGTGTAGTCTATGAAGGCTACGGTGTAGCATTGAGCTTTGACAGCTCTATTCTATAATCTAAAGTTATAGACCCGGCAATGGGAAAGGAGCATTCGTGCTCCTTTCTTTTTATATAAATACAGTATACAAGGAATACCCAATATGGCATACGCTACCACAGAAGATCTATTGCTAGTAGAACCCACAATCACTGACTATGGAGTTATTGATTTTGATGTAGAACTAGCACGCAGTGAAGCAGAAATTAATCGTGTTCTTAAAGTCCGTTGGTTCCAAACCTGGCTTAAGACACAGGCAAACATCGCAGAATTTGATGCTACATTATTAACCGCTAGTCAATGGACTATGGCCACAGTGTATCATGCTCTAGCCTATCATATCTGTCCAAAATTAACCAAATTTGAAAATCAAGGTGCTGAGGATAACTTCCAAGTGCGCATGAACTATTATCAAGGTCGTTTTGAGCATGAGATGGAATTATGCCTACGCGAAGGTGTAAAGTATGATGCTAATGATGATGGAGTTACAGCGGCCAGTGAAACACGCAGTGTGCATCCACTAAGAATGGTAAGATAGTAGTATACTAGCAAGAAAATAAAGATATAAATATTACAAGTGAGGGAAGGACCCTTGCTAACCAATGTGAAGGACACAGATGGCATTCGCAACTCGACAAGAACTCCTCTTAATTGAGGATATCTCTGCATATGAGCAGGAAGTCAACATAGATGTTGAACTACAACGCTCAGAATCTGCTATAATCCGTTTGTTAAACACCATATGGTGGCAAAAATTCCAATTGAATAATCCTCACCTAGCTGGTGGTCGTTTAAATCCTCAACTGTTATCACGGATTGAATGGCAGAATCCCTGCATATATTATGCCCTAGCCTATCATATATTACCAAAATTATCTGGTGATCATGTGCAGAAGATTGCCGATTATCACTATCGTTGGGAGCATGAAATACGCACACTACAGCATCATGGTATCACATATGATCCTGAGCAGACCACTCTAAGATTTGTGCCAGAGACAAAAACATTTAACTACACAAGGTTAAGAAAATGAGCTTAAGAGAAGATATTGCAAAAAATATAGTCAGCACATTAGAGGAAATAGAAGACCTCAAACCTGTGTTGGTCACACGCGAACCATTTGATGTTGAAAAACTAGCCATAACACAATTTCCAGCAATATTAATTACCAGTGTTAATGAAGAAAGAACTACAGAAACCATGCGTGCTGGTATACGTCAAGGAACTATTGCTTATACTGTTAGAGGGTTCGTTAGAGGTAATGAAATAGATCGCAAACGCAATGATCTAGTAGAAGCAATAGAAGAAGCCCTAGACACAGATCGCAATCGTGGTAAAGATAGTAGTGTAGTTCAAGACACACAGATTGCCAGTATTGAAGTAATAGATAGACTACCACCCTTAGGTGAAGTAGTGCTAACAGTTAATGTAAGATATGTATTCACAAGAGGAACCGCATAATGACACAAGTATACAAAGGTCTTATTAGTAGACTTATTAAATCATCAGATTTAAACAAATATCTTGCCGCAGGTTGGACAGAGAAATATCAGCCAGCACCTAAAGGCAAAACAGTTTTGGTTGACGAACCCACAGTTCTACAACCAACGATAGAAGCCAAGACTATCGTAAATCCAATTATTGGCGACGCTAACGACAAGGAGAATGAAGATGGCAGTATTGACAGGTAATGACGGCGTTGTCAAAATTGATAACGCAATAGCAGGTGGTAGTTTAGAAACACTCGCAGGTATTCGTAATTTCTCAATTGATATTACAAGTGATACAATTGAGACTTCAGTGATGGGTGATGACACGAGAACTTATGTGCGTGGCATGGGCTCATGGAGTGGATCTGCAGATATCTACGTAGATACTAAACACCTAACAGGTGGTGCTAATGTAATAGCAACATTAAATGGTTGTAGCAGTTCAGCGGCAGTAGGCGATAGCCCTTTATCAATTGAAGTATATCTCAATGGTAGTGCTAACAAATATTCAGGCGAAATCATCGTTACAGGTTTTTCAGTTGCTAGTTCTATGGACGGATTGGTGGAAGGCACTATATCATTCCAAGGCAGTGGCGATTTAACATTCGCAGCAAGTTAAGGAGATATAAATCATGGCAACATTAGTAGGTAATGATGGGCAGGTAGTAATCGCTGGATTAAATCCAGCCGCAGGTAATGCTGTAGTATCAACACGTAATTTCTCAGTTGATGTTACAAGTGATACAATTGAAACTTCAGTGATGGGTGATGACACAAGAACTTATGTGCGTGGTATGAGCTCATGGAGTGGATCTGCAGATATCTATTGGGACACAAGCGAAGCTGCAAATCTAAATATTTGCTCTAGCACAGTTACAGTAGGTGCTACACCAGTAGCAGTAAAATTCTACGTAGATCAAGATGCAACTAACGATAAAGTCTATTACGGTGATGGTATCATCACTGGATTCAGCGTTGCATCAAGCATGGATGGATTAGTAGAAGCTACTATCTCATTCCAGGGCAGTGGTGATTTAACAGTTAGCACTGTAGGTAGTGTATAATCAATCATGTTAACCATTCGGGTTAAAGGTATTGATAGAGTAAGAAACGAAATAAGCAGTGGCTATAAGCAACTTCTTAGTGCTTTGGCCACTGACTTAACTCGCGAATTACAACAGAACACACCAGTTCGCAGTGGGCGTGCCCAAGCGGGTTGGAACAAGCAAGTTGGGGACAAGAACTTTGTTATTGAAAATAAAGTTCCATATTCTGGCTATTTAGAAACAGGCACGAATAAAATGCGTCCAGCAAACAATGGCAGAGGCATAATTGGCCCTGCGTTAAATTCAATAAAAGGAAAATACAAATGACAGTATTAGACAACGCAACAAAACATTTTAGAACAAAATTAAGTGGTGCATTAAAATCAATTGAAGTTCCTGAATGGGAAACTAAAATTTATTTTAAAGATGTTATCACTTTAAAAGAACAAAGCAAGCTAATTGAATTAGCTACACAAGGTAAGACTACTGAAGCATTAGTTGAAACACTGATTACCAAAGCACGCAATGAAGATGGCACTCGTATGTTTCAGACTGCTGATAAGGTAGTGTTTATGAATGAAGTGGATCCTGACATTCTTGTGCGTGTGATTGGTGAAATCAACAATGTAGAACGTGCTTCTACAGAGGAAATAGAAAAAAACTAATAAAAGATCCAGATCTCTTGTTCGCTTGCCGTCTTGGTAAGGATTTGGGTTTAACATTAGAACAGGTATTTGATATGACAACAGATGAATTCCAAGTCTGGGCGGCTTTCTATAATTGGGAAGCCAAAGAGATGAAGAAGGCAGCTAATAAACGGAGATAATCGTGGCTGAAGCACAGATAAAGATAACCGCTGACACCAGTCAGGCAGAAAACAATCTTAAAGGTCTAGATAATAGTTTACGAAATCTAGGTAAGTCTACCGCTGACGCGGCTAAATTCTTTGCTGGGCTTACTGCCGCTAGTGCCGCTGTTGGTTATGCAATTAAACAGACATTAGACAGTGCTGGTGCATTGGTTGATGCCAGCAATAGATTAGGTGTCAGTGCTGCTAATTTAAATCGTCTACAACAAGCCGCTAGTCTAGCAGGAATTGGTGCTGATGAATTAAACGCTACGATTCAAAGATTAAATCGCAATATTGGTGAAGGACTACAAAAAGCCACAGCACCAAGTGCAGTTGCACTTAAAAATCTTAATCTCAATATACAAGAAATCAGCAGATTAAAACCTGATCAACAGTTTGAATTAATTGCACAACGACTTATAGCTATTGAAAGTCCTGCACAACGAACTGCATTGGCAATGGAATTGTTAGGTAAACAAGGTCCAGCAGTATTACAACTAGCCAATGAATTAGAAAAAGTTAAGAGAATTACAGAAGAAGCTGGACTGGTAGTTACCGAACGAGATCTCATAGCTTTAGATGAAGCTGGTGATGCTATTAGTGAACTTGGTATATTATGGAATGCTGGTATCAATAAAGCAGTTGCGGCCCTAGCACCTTATATTGTAGGTTTTGTAGTAAAACTTAAAGAAGCAATTCGAGAAGCTGGCGGCTTTGATGCTATATTTGCTCGAATCAAAGAAACTGCACACACCATAGCCAATGTTATATCTATCATGGCTGTGATTATGGCCACACGATTAGTAGTAGCCACAGCACAGTTAGCTATACAAATGGGTCGTGCGGCCTTAGCGGCAAAATCATTCAGTGTATTCCTGTCAAGAACTCCAATTGGTTTATTAACAGCTGGTGTAGCTATCTTAGCTGATAAGATTGGCATTGATTTGGTTGGTGGATCAAAAGAATTAAATCAAGAACAGAGTCTATATGAAATTGGCTTAGCTGAAATAAACAAGGCAGAAACTGAACGAACAAATAAGTTAGGTCAGACTTATGAAACATACACAGCTATCACAGATGAACAATTAAAACAACAAGAAACTGCAAGATCAGCTTTTAAATCAGCTCTTCAAGACAGCGATGCAAATATTCGATATCAACAGGATTTATTATCAGTAGGCAAAGATCAAGCTGATGTTAATAAAACCCTAGTAGAATTACGTAACAAATATCGTGAAGCTGGCATACAATTAACTCCAATTGAACAAGCAAAATTAACAGCTAATCTAAATCAAGCCAATGCATTAGAACGACAAAATGCTCTACTACAAAATCAAAAATCATTAGTAGAAGGCTATGTGAATACTCTGCGCCCTGGTGAAAAACTAGTTCAAGACATTGAAAATCTGCGTAGAACTGTAGCTGGTCAACCTATTATAGCACAGGTTCGAATTAACACCGCTGATGAATTAGCCACACAAAGTCGTCAGGCTTTATCAGTAGCTCAACGACAAGCTGGTGAATTTGCTGACAGTGCCATAGCACAATACAGTAAATTATATGGTGAAGCATTCCAAATTACCAATGATTATAATCGTGCAACCAGAGAATTAGATGATGCTTTAATAGCCGCAAGAGCCGCAGGTGGTGATCAAGAAATTGCTCGTGTGCAGGCCATTGAAGAAGCTAAATTAGCTATCAGAGAAAATGCTAATCGTAGAACAATGGAAATGGAAATTGCTAGATTTGAAAATGCCACACGAACTAAAGACCTAGAAATAAAATTAGAATCTAGTAGATATGCAGAAAGTCTAAGAAATCAACAAGACGTTTTTGGTAATAATAGATTTAATCAACAACAATTAATGGAAATTGCTGATGAGAGAACCAAATTTGAAAAGAAAACAGAATTAGAAAAAGCACAATTTGCTATTCAGCAAGGTGCTGATATGTTTAATGCACTTGGTGCACAGAATAAGAAAGCATTTGAAATAGCCAAGGCATTTAATATAGCCAATGCTATTATGAATACCTATGCGGCGGCAACCAAAGCCTTAGCGGCATATCCTCCACCATTTAACTTTATTGCGGCCGCGGCGGCAGTTGGTATGGGTTTCGCACAGGTAGCTGCCATCCGTAGTCAAACATATTCAGGTAGAGCACTTGGTGGACCTGTAGTTGGCGGACAAAGTTATATGGTTGGCGAAAAGGGAGTAGAAACTTTCCGTCCAAGCACAGCAGGCACCATAATACCAAACGATCAAATTGGTGGTGGTGCAACCAATGTGACATTTAACATTGTTGCCAATGACACTCGTGGTTTTGATCAATTATTATTGGAGCGTCGCCCACTAATAACTAAGATTATTAGAGATGCACAATTAGAACAAGGTAGGAGACAAATATAATGGCTGACATAACAACACAATTTCCCAATACACCCAGCTTTCAAACTGTGGATTTTAAGGTAGTAACACCTACCATAACCAGTGACACTGCCA